GGTCCGTAGTAGCCACGCGGGTTCGCCCGGTGCGTAAAGCCTTTGCTTGACACCGGGCGCACAGTTTCAATCCCGCGGTACGGCTCGACCGGTATCGTGCCGGTGAGCAGCACCGCAAGGCCAGCCATCACACGCCATTTATCGAGTGCATTCATATGCTGAGCACCGCCGCCAGGAGGAGACCGATCACAACGAAGATCCAGAACGCGTGCTCTTGCTCGTCAGGGTCCAACATAGCGGCAAGCCTCCAGTACACCGTTGACGTTGATCGCCTCGCCCTTGCACTGCGGGCCGGGCTCAAGCAGCGTGCAGCCGACGACCATCATGCAGATGAACACGCATCCGAAGAGGGCGAGTGCCAACAGTACGAACTTGAGCGCGTAGGTAAGTACGAGCTTCATGTTTTCACCTTCCGCTTCGGCTTGGATGTGTTCGCCCGGATCTGCCGCAAGATGCGCGGTATGTCGAGCGCGTTGTGGCAGTTGAGGAGACGGTTCAGCGCTTGCAGCTCGTCGCGGATGTCCATCAGCACCGCGAGTTGCGCACCCTCAAACGATACGGTCTGACCGTTCGAGTGCAGCGTGATAGCCCAGTTGGCGTTACGATGCCGCATGTCCTTCATCGAACTCTCCTGTACGGCAGGTCGAACTTCTCGATCGCCTGGCTGATGGTGAACGCGCGGTTGAACGCGCCGATGATCCCGGGCTTGTCGCGCGGGTCGACCTTCTCGGCAGCTGCCGCATGCACGGCGTCGCCGTCGCGCCGGTGCGGCCACTGCTTCTGATCAGTCCAGTCCTCGTACTCGGCCAGCACGGCGTCGACATCGAGGACTACGCCGGAGTTAATACGCGCCTCGAAGCCGCCGCCGAGTGGCCGCGCTGGACAGAACATCATCTGAGCCGGAACGAACGATTCACGCGCAATAAGCTCAACTCCAACATCCGCAGCCACTCGTCGAGAAACGGCTTGGAACTCATCGAAACTGGCAGGTCGAGATAGCGGCATAACCACTCGAAATCTGGGTCGGTCGGGCCGGTGGGAGAACGTCGTATAGATAGCAAACGCCGTGTCAGACCATACGTTGCAGACGTCGCCCCATGTGTCGATCGTGACGTGGTCGAAGTCATAGGTTATTGCGTACCTTGCAATAAAGTTGTCGGAGTGGCGGCGCGGCTCGTCGAACTCGGCGGGGATGTACCAGCCGAAGGCAGCCTTGTCGGTCGTCTCGGGCGGCGTGTCCGTCAGGAAGCGAGCGAACTCGAGCCACTCAAGCGACCGCACGCGCGTGATGACTGCCGGGTCCTTTTCGCCGAATGAAACTACGTACTTCATTTGAAGAACACGTGCTGACCTATGCGGGCCACGAAGGCCCGATGCCAGTCCGGATGAACATACGTTGCGTGGTAGTACATGACGTCCCGGCCTATTGCAGCCGACAGCGCTCCGTCGACGACCATCTCAGCAACCCATCGGCATCGCGCGTATAGACGTCGATCAATCGGGCCTGGCGCGCGGAAGGCACGCCCCAACGTCCAGCTGAACGCAGCAACCTTAGTTCCATCCGGTCGGACAATGCGGTAGTAGACTGCTTGACAGGGATCGCGGCCGTAACCGGCTGCGACCCTGTTGAGCGTGACCTGTACGACCGCGACTTGGCCTGCGAGTGGCTCATGAGCTGCCTCGTAGTAAACGTTCTGAGCTAGACAGGTGAGGGCGTCGAACATGGGTGCAGGATCATCTAGCCGGCTTGACCTTGATGCCCGCTTCGACAAGCAGCTTCTCCGCGTTACGGATATGCCACTCCTGCTTCTTGCTCATCATCTCCGCGGGTTGCGCGTAGCAACGCAGCGTCACGGCGATCTTGAGAGCCATCACCGGTACCAAGTTCCGGTAGTCGATGATCAGTTCACACAGCTCCGCAACTGCGTCGTTGTGCCCGTTCGGGTCAGGTTGAGTGATGCGCTTGGCATGCTCGAACCCGACAAAAGGAACGAGAGCTTTAGAGGGTCGCACTTTCGCGCCCTTCACAAAGGGAATAGGTTCAGCCACGTGTCTTCTCCAATTTGGTTGCAAACTCTAGTACCTGTTTCAACTGTTCTTCAGATAACCGTGCTAACACATCATTTAGGCGAGCCCGCATAGCGAGTTGTGCCCCAGTGATAACTGGCTGGCGTTGCATCCGCAGCGCGTAAGTCCGCTCGTCCTCTTCTATGCGGTCGGGATCCTTCATCTGGGACCGAACTTCACGAGGCTCAGGCTCATAACCGCCAGTACTGGCGGATTTGCGGCCTAAGCTGCTGAAAGTTCTGCGGTTCGTGTTCTGCTGTGCGTGACTGTTAAGTTCCGCTTCGTATGCGTTTGGATCTTCATAGATGAGCAGGCAACGCTGCGCCGTGCGCTCTGCGATCTTGTATTGGCCAAGCCACCCCAGCCATTGACCGTGCTTCACTGAGCGCTTCGCCTGCGCGAGGTATGCGCCTGCAGCTTTGTACTGCTCCTCGGCCTTACCTTCGTGACGTTGCGCGGCGTCGATGTGCGCCTTGGCCTGCTGCCCGGCCTGGACCAGCTCTTTGCCGGTCAAAACAGTTAACGCTGTGCTCTTCATACCGGGGCTCACGACCGGGGGAACGCCTTGGCTCGGTACAACTCGGCAGCACCTGGCGGCACGCCCTTGAAGTCGCGCGCCTTAATGCCGTATCGCTTGTAGCGATTCGGCTTCCATGACCAGTCGCCGTTCAGATCCTCTTCGAGCATCGGCGCTGAACCGTAGCCCTCGAGTTCCATCCCCGGTTCGTCCTGACGTTCCGCCTGGACCGACAGCCCGAACGGCGTGTTGTCGAAGACTGGTCGATCACAATCGAAGTACGGATGTTTCATTTGAAGCCCCTCGGGGACCGGAATCCCCATAATCTATTTAAGATCCAAAATGGTAAGGTGTCAAGCGCGTGCTAGACACCAGTTGCACAGGCACGCCCACGCGTGACCCGTCGGGCGATGGCTCGAACCAGCCACCCAAGGCGTATGCGTCGGATCAGTGCTTTCTCCCCGTACCGGCGCCCCAAGCGGGTATAGATACGGATCTTGATCTGTCGTTCTATCTCGTCGTTCATCGTTGCCCCTAGCGGTCTAGCGACCGCTTGACTTATGTAACAAATAAAGGGAACTCGACTAGTTCCCCTCCCTCGGAAGTAGGGCGTGTGCCTCGCGCACAAGGCGAGCACCGCACGCCGTCTGAGACTCTCCAGGCCGCGCTACGGCGGCCAGATACACCTCGTCCTGAGTTACGACCGCAATCATGTTGCAGAGGGCTGTGGCGAGCGTCCTATTGCGTTCCGTGAGGCTGTCGACATCATCGACCAGCCCAGTAAAAGCCTTCCTGACTCGTGAGGTATCCATATTGTGTTCGCCAATTCTCCGACGCTAGTCCGGTGCTCAGGTCACCACCCGCACGCATCTTTACACACCTCATGGCGGGGCGCAAGTGGTCTATTGACGCCTGGTCATTAAGATTCGTTAATGACCGTGTAAGATAATCCCTACAGACAACCAAAATCGCGCCGCGGTATAAACGCACCCGATTAGTCGATTACTTGACAACTTGACCCGTGTCTGGCATAAAGCGCCGTAACGATAAGGGAGCATATTGTGATTGAATCTCAACAGCAGCTTTTGGAGCGGGCTGCCCAGAGAAGTCGGCTCAACTTCACCGAGCTGGCTAAACAGCTGGGCGTCAGCCGCCAAGCCATATCACAATTTCGTTATGGTGCACCGATGTCCACCGAGATCGCGTTGCGCCTCGCCAAGCTCGTCAAGGATGAGCCCGAGTATATCGTGGCCTGCATCGAACACAACAAGGCCGCGCGCCTCGGGCGCACGGATGAACTGTCGGTGTGGGAGAAGCTGGCGAGGCTCTCGAGGAAACCCAAAGAATAGGGGCCGATGAACGGCCCCGTGATTCGAACGACCGGGTAAAGCTCAGCGCGACAGCAGCCGACAGAGGCTGCCCGGGTTCCAGAGCTTACCCGTAGATGTCCTAAAACCCGCCGCATTCAACCGATCTGCCTTAGTCCGCCAGGAGCCGTCCCCGACGTGTGGCCTGATCGTCTGGGCATAGGCTGCCGCTTCGCTCCGGCGCCGCTCTGCTGCGATTCGAGCGCCTATCTGTGGGCTGCCTGAACCCAGCTTGACGCCCCGACGTTTCAACGCTTGCAGGGCGAATATCGTGCGCTTACTGATCATCTCGCGTTCCTGCTCTGCGAACGCTGCATAGATGTGAAGCATGAATGGATCCGCCTTGCGCCCAAGGTCACAACATATGAACGGGACCTTGTGCACCATCAAGCCGGAAATGTAATGAACATCCCGGCTCAGCCGATCGAGCTTCGCGACCACGATAGGCCCGCCGAGGGTCTTGGCTAGCTTCAACGCGGCCGTCAGTTGCGGGCGCCTGGCTTCCGTATCGGATACCCGCTTGCCCGTTTCTATTTCTGTGAACCATTCCACAACGGCGAGCTCGCCGTCTGACCGGGTAAAGTTCTCAATGGTCGCGCGCTGAGCCTCGAGTCCGAGTCCGGACTTACCCTGCTCGCGACTTGAGACACGCAAGTACGCTACTGCTTCCATATCTGCCACCACTTGAAGCCCTTAGCCTCCTGCGATTGCACCAACGCAACCCAGAATACGCCCAGGAGAAACCCTAAGAGCACTAAGCCTAAGTAAATCACCTGGCACCTCCTAAACGGCCGGGTACAGTTGAACGGCCGGGTAAAGTTAGCACAATTGACACTGACCAATGCCCGCACAGTTGCAGGCATTGGGCGCTGTCAGCCGCGACATTCGTCGGCGAATTCCAGCCAGTGCAGCAGTCGGCACTCCGTGCCATTCAACTGCAGCGCGCGCATCAGCTGCTCGGCGTGATGGCGTTCGATGAACCATCGGCGGGACTCGCCGAAGACAACGACCCAATTCGGCATGTTGTTATTCATGGCACAACCGCCGTGCCGATGGTGCTGTAGCAGCTGTCAATGGTGACGGTATCGCGCAGCGTATTCATGTTGGCCAACTTGGCGCGATCGTACAGCCACAGGCAGCAGCCACGCGGGTCGCCTTGATGGTATATCTCTAGCCCATGCTCATTGGCGATGCGCTTAGCACGTTTCAATGCGCCCGTTTCACGGTCCGACGTGCGCCCGATCTTGCGACCCGTGTTAGTGTTATACCAATACGGGACATTGGTTAACTCGTCGCGTTGAATCGCGCCGTTGCACTCATGTTCGGCCCACGTGTGCAGTGTGGCTGATGCCCGCACTAGCTGCGCTGCTTCGTCGTCGCTGAAGCCAAGCTTCGCGAGCCGCTCGAATGTTTCCCTACGCCATTTGTCCATGATCGTTCACTCCGTTAGTTGACACTGACCGATGCCCGCACCGTTGGCAGACATCGGGCGCTGTCTACTGTCGCGCGCTAAATGGAACGCTTGACACTGCAGACAAAGCTAGTCCTCTAGTGCTGCAGCGTCAGCCACCCTAGCCATGTGCAGCTCCTCCAATGCCAATTCCGCTTCGACGACACGGCGGTATGCGCGCCGCTCGCTGGCGTCATCGGACTCTGTGATACCGCCTAGGGATTGGCACGGAATCGGGTTATTACGCCATTGTGAATCGTCTAGCGGCGCATGCATGGCACACCCTACGGCTGGCAATTGCTCCCAAGTCCCGTCGTCCCGCTGGACTTCGGTGCAACCGTCGTCTTCCCACACATACGTATAACCATTCTCTCGCGCCCAGCGTTCCGCTTTGGCTAGTTCCATCGCGCCGTGCATGCGACCCTGCTCCGCTGTTTCGGTCTTAGGGTCGTAGCTGTATCCCGCGTTGGTGTAAAAGAAGTCTCTAGCGCCTTCGATACTCACGATTGCACCTCCTCTATCTGCTCGGCTGCTTCGTCAAAAGCATGCTGCGCAAGCGCTTTGCAGTTGCTGCGCCGGTACAGATAGGCGAGACCCCAATAGGCGTGTCCGTACGCGCCGCCGGTAAAGCTGTTGTCGCCGGTCTGATACGACCATGTACCGTCTGGCGACAGTCCGAACGTCACAAGCATGCCGGGGGTTGTGTCCTCCGGATCATCGCTGCAGCGGTAGTCGTCCGCTATCTGCGTCTTAAGCTCACGCAGCAGCGCGGCCCATTGGTTCACAATCATTTGCTCTTTACGCTGTGTGATTGCCATTGTCCATTCCTCCAGTGATCGGTTGACACTGACTACCCGCCGATTGCTCAGCGGGTAGGCGCTGTCAGCACTCCCAAATGACCTTGTGGCAGTTGCAGCAGTGCTCTTCTATCTCACTGTCGCCACTGTGCGTGATACCGTCTAATGCCCAGCCATCGCGCGCACGGTCGCGCGTTGCTTTGAACACTTGCCGATAGTTCGCCCGCACACACGGAACACACATCAACTCGCCATCAGACATCACAGCAGCCCAAACGTACCCGCCGTGCGTCTGATAGCGACACAATGCCCGCAGTGCTTCTAATACAACTGACACACTGCGGCTGATTACGCGCCGCGCAGCATTCACGACAACACCATGCCCAGCGTGCACCAAACAACCATGCCGGACAGAATGAACGTCACGGCACCCTCTACACCATCAACGATTGCGCTTTGCATTGTCTGTACTCCTGTTGCTAGATCGGTTGACACTGACTACCCGCCGATGTGCTCAGCGGGTAGGCGCTGTCAGCTGCAGCTGCTGTTTAGCTGTGCTACGAATGCGTGCGGATCAGCTTGCGCAGCCGGATCGATGAACCGCGCCACGGTGTCGCCGTCGATCCGTACCGCATACATATCCGCATACGCTTTCTTGAGCACAACCGCGCTAGTGCTCTCGACGATGAATCGACCGCCTAGCGTGCGGTTGATGATCGCCACCTTGTCGCCACGTTTGAATGTGTTCGCCATTAGCGCACCCGTTCCACAGCGGCAAACGAGTACCCACCGCGCCGCAGTGCTGCCCGCGCCATCGCGTCAGCATCAGCCAGCGAGTAGGCATAGATAAGGCGGGACGACTCGCGCCCGCCGTGGATGACTGTCAGTCGGTACGTATGGATCATTTGTCTAGGCTCCTATCGGTCAGTTGACTGCTTGACGACGCTAGTATGCCCTAACCCGTTTGATGGTGCAACAGGTAGCGCGTCACACTTCTATAAGGTCGGTCGATGCCTGCCGGAGGAGCGTTTGGGACGGTTTCAGCATGCCGTGGCGATGGTCCAACGCACACTCGCTTATGTAAGCTCGAGCGGTTTTAGGGGTCGGAGTTAACAGTATTCGGGCGCGTACGTGTGATGCTTTGATGCTCGTGAGGGTCATTGGGCGTGCATTACATTTGACGATATTAATAGGTTTGCGACGTGTTGGGGTATGCATGCTCCACGCTCCACGATGCTCCAGCATGCTCCAGCTGAAGCATCCCAAAGCATGCTCCATGCTCCAGCATGCTTCACCACCCTATAGGGGTGAAGCTGGAGCAGAGCAGAGCGGTTAGTTACGACCACAGAGAGCCGGCGCGCCGCGCAACGTCCAAGTGTAAAGTCGCTGTCACGTGCGCAATTGACACCGTTACACGTCCATACGTCCATTTGATGACGCAACAGTGCGGCAGCACGCTGCGACGGTGACCGGTCACCCTCCGAGTGCACGCATCGACCATCCAATAGGGAACGGCCCAAAGGCGCCCGCCAGAAAACGAGCTCCCCGAAATCGCCTGGTCGTGCGCGCTCTCAGTCAGAACGAGAGATAGGATAAAAAATTTTAATGAATTCATATGGTTAACTTCACACCGTATCACGTTCTAGCCGAAACACCGCCCCAAGTCTAAAACGCGATACCACCTAAATTTTTAAAAAATTCAAACGCTTGCAAGTGATCTACTTGTCAAGCGATCACTTTCCATGCCATTATGGACTATGGGGAATCTGTTTTCGCGATCCCCGTAGCCTCTGCCCCTCGTTGACTCGAGATCCTGGGCACGCCAGAACAACGTGCCGGCCGTCACGCTAATCCGGCCCATCGAACTCCCCCGGCCATGGCCTCTGCTTGCAAGCTTTCCGGGTGCGCACCCTCGGCGGGTGTTGCAAGGCTGACGACAAAACTGAGCAATCCGAGCGTCATGAACTCGAGAGGCTCAGACAAACGGTCGGCCACCTATTCGGATCGGGCACCCTGCCGTCTATCGCCGCGACCCCTTGGCGTTCTGCCCGCGGCGCGCTGCCTTCTCCCGGCGTGACCGCATGGTGCGGCCGGGGCGCGTTGAGAGGGCGGCGGGGTGCCCCTCGTCACCACGGAGAAGACGTTTGAAGCCTTGCATGGACTGCGGCGACTGGATCGTCGTGGCGTTCCTCGTTGCCTTCACCACGGTGGGAGCCGTGTATCTGTTCAAGCACGCAAGTGATCTGAACTACGCAGCGTTCCTGGGCCTGGCGACGATCGCCAACGGCACGTTCCACTGGCTGCGCGTGAAGGACCAGAAGGTCGCCGACGCATGACCGCGCTGCTCGAAGGGATCGGTGCGGGCATCGGCCTGTTCCTCGCGTGGCTGCTGTTCATGGCGCTGCTGATCTGGCTCGCCGTGCGGTGGTTGCAGAAGTGAGCATCCTCGCACTGTTGGGACTCGGCAAGGTGCCGACGTGGGCAGTTGAGCTCGTCGCAGTGCTTGCACTCGTCGGTAGCGGGATCCTGTACTTCGAGCACAAGGGCGCAACTCACGAGCTTGCGAAGCTGCAGGTCTCGAGCGCGAAGCTACTCGCGAGTGCCAACGCGACGATCAAGCAGGAGACGGACAAACATGCGCAGGACGTTGCAAACAACCAATCGATGCTGGCGACTGAGCTTGCTGCCAATGATGCTCTCCGCGGTCAGCTTGATCAGCGCCTGCGCGACTTCGACGCCTATCGCCGTGCGCACCCCAACGTACCACGTCCCGCCCCCGGACCTACAGCTCCGGTCGCAGGAGAATGCGGCGCTCGCTCATGCGGCGACGTCGTTGAAGAACTGGCAATGCGCGGTGACCAACTTGCCGCCGACGCCGCAGACGTCAGTGCGGCCCTGCGCTCCTGTCAGCGTGACCGCGACGCCCTGACCGGACTTCCGAAATGAGAACCTCATGAAAGCATTCGTTGCCGCGTTCCTGCTGACGTTTTCAACTCTCGCCCTGTCAGCAGATGCGCCGGCAGCGCCCGCTGTCCAGCCGACTTTCACCGGCGTGGTCATCGTGGCGCTCGATCACAAGCCCACCGTGTTGATGTTCATCTGGAGTAACGGTGCCGCGCCGCTGGCCCTCAGCGTCAAGGATTGCGCGGACAGCCCAGAGTGCAAAGCGACGTTCGATCACCTCGCGGAGCTCAAGCACGTGAAGCTGCTCGATCTGGCGACCAACACGAAAGTTTAGTTTTCCACAGGAGAAGACATGGCACTTGAAACCAACGCCCCGGCGCAGCCGCAGGGCGAGTTGATCGATATCGGCACGATGGCGGCCCGCAACCTCGTTGCGGCGCTCGAGCTGAAAGGCGAGAACGTCGAGAAGACCGTCCGCGACTCGATCCGGATGGAGATCGGTGCGATGAGCACCCACTTCGCCCTCGCGCACGCAGAGCTTGAGACCGCCTACGAGGCGAACGTCCTCAGGCTGCGCAACGAGTACAAGCTCGCCGTCGTGTGGCTCGAGCAGCGCAAGACATCGATAATCGCTGTCGTGTCGACCACGTTCCTGCTGGGCGTTCTGGCAGGGCACTTCGTCAAATTCTGATGTCGGGCGATTGGCTCGACATACCCTCGAAGGCTGCGGCGGAGGCTGACGCACTCGAGGACTGGCTGAAGATTGAGGACGCGAACGGCGGGCGACTGCGCCCTTCGTTCATGGCCCTCGTCGACTCGTGCATGCGCGGCACGGACCGCGTGATGGCTTGCGACGGGCAGCACTTGGCGTACCGTCCCTTCAACCGCGAGTTCGACAAAGAGACCAACCCGCGCACGAAGGAACGGATGAACATGTTCCTCGCCGCCGGGCACTACAAGCACGTCGGCACGTGGGACGAGGTGCAGGTCTACGAGCTGATGCCGGGCAATCCGTACCGGCACGAGAAGAAGCAGTACATCATCGGCCAGGACTACTGGAAGGACATTCGGCAGGCCGCGAAGGCTGCGATCGACCGGAACTGGTCGGACTACCACGACATCCTCGGCGCGATGGCGACCGCCCTCAAGAGCGGACGCGATCCGAACTTCGCTCGCACGATGTGGAGCGACACGATCAATCAGGTTGCCATCGCCATCCGGCAGATGGGCGGCAAGGAAGCGCCGACCGAGAAGGAGATCAACGAGGGCTTCGTCGATATCCGGCGAGCTCGCGGCATCAACGGTCGCAGCGACTTGGTCGTGCTGAACTCGGATGCGTTGCAGAAAGTTGGCTTCTCGAAAGGCAAATGAGCGACGATTGGCTGGACACTGCGCCGCGTCAGGACCTACTACCGACGTCGGCGCCTTCGGCGCCTCCTATTGAGCTTCCGACCACTTACCCGGAGCGCGTTGCGCTTGTCGAGGATTGCTGGTCCCGGTTGAGCCTGCCACAGAAGACGTTCCTCACGGCCTTACGTGAGCACCGCTTCAACGCTCGCGCGGCCAATCGAGCGGTCAATGGCGTCAACAGCACGAACGGCTCCCACACGAAGTGGATGCACGAGAAGGATTACTCGACGATCGTGAAGGTCTGGCGCGCGGGCTATGCCGAGGACGCGCTGAATCGCGATCGGTTGTTGGCCCGGCAGGACGACATCGTCGAAACGGCGCTGACGCCCAAGCCGGTGTTCTGGCAGGGTGTCCCGATCGGAGAGGATATCGATCTCAGCGTCGCGGCTCGCGCCAACGAAGTGCTGATGCGTAGTGCCGGCATGTTCCCGAAAGAGGGCGCTGACGTTGGTGTGAGCGTGCAGCTGCCGACGATCAATGTCGAGCTGACCACGCGCAAGAAAGAAACGATTGAGGCGACGGCAGTCGAGGTAGATCCGACGGTGCCGTCGTGAAACTGGCGCCGGTCGCAAGCGCCTTCTACCTGGACGATAGTCCCGTCTCCTGCATCATGGGGCCGATCGGCTCCGGCAAGACGACAGCGGCAGCGTTGAAGCTCCGGCGTCTTGCGCTGACACAGACTCCTGGACCGGACGGCGTACGTCGCTCCCGGTGGGTCATCGTACGGCGTACCGGGCCCCAGCTTCATCAGACAACGATGAAGACTTGGTTCTCGCTCTTCCCGCAGACGCTCAAGGGCGCGCACCAGTGGGTGTCGACCCGGCAGACGCAGATCTGGCGGTACAAGCTGTCTGACGGCACGTCCGTTGAAGCGGAGTTTCTGTTCCGAGCGCTGGACGATGAGAAGGACATCGCGAACCTGCTGTCACTGGAAGTGACTGGGTTCTGGTTCAACGAGCTCGCGCAGATCGACTCGAATATCGTGGCCCACGCATCAACTCGCGCGGGACGCTATCCGAGTGCTGCGATGGGCGGCTGTCGGTGGAACGGCTGGATCGCGGACACGAACCCGTGGACGGCGACCAGCGACTACCACGGGATGTTCGTGATGGATCCCCGCATGGGCTATGCGTTCTTCAAGCAGCCCGGCGGCATGGATCCGGACGCCGAGAACCTTGAGAACCTGCCAGGCGGCCGCGACTACTACGTGCGAGCGCTGCAGGGCTACAAGCCCTACGACGCTGACATGTACGTGCATTGTAAGTACGGCGTGTCGCGAGACGGGAAGCCTGTCTACGAGTCGTATGACGACAACTTCCACTGCGGGCCGTTTGAGTTGGTCCGAGATGGGAAAGGCGCCGTACCGATCCGGATCGGCTACGACAACACCGGTCGCAACCCTTGCGCGCTGATCGCGCAGCGGATGGTCGACGGGCAGTGGCGGATCCGACACGAGTTCTGCGGTCAGGGCATCGGGCTCAAGGCTCATGCGATCGCGCTACGCGCGTTCCTGGCCGAGAAGGTTCCCGGCTACCGGATCGAGAGTATTACGTGCGACCCGGCGGGCCGCGCGAAGGGTGCCGACGATCTGGACATGCGCATGGTCATCCAGCGCGAGTTCCCCGGCGTCTCAGTACTGAACGCCAGGACCAACGAGATCGCAACGCGCATCGAAGCGGTTGAAGGGCCGCTGCGTCGTGCGGTAAATGGGAAGGCGGGGATTCTGATCCACCCCGATTGCAAGGTACTGCGCGATGCGTGCATCTCGAAGTACCACTACCGGCGCGTGAAGATCGCCGGCGACGAGCGGTACACCGACCAGCCCGAGAAGATCACGCCGTTCGCGGACGCCGCAGATGCGCTCCAGTATCTGATGCTCGGCGGCGGGGAAGGGCGCGTGTTGGATCCTGACCAACAGGGCGCGAATTTCAAATGGCCGAAAGGCGGCCAATCGGCAATTACACCGAAGCAGACTGAGGAGCAGAAGCGGCGTCGTAACGACGGCCCAGTCTTCGATCCTCGCAACGGTTCTGTGTTCAATGAGCGATAGCCCAAGAGAGCGCAGCAAACGTTATTACGCCCAGAATCGCGAAAAGATACGGGCGCGCACTCGGGCTTGGTACGCGGCTAACCGACCGCGAGCGCTAGAAATTAGGCGAGAGTGGCGCCGGAAAAACGCCGAGCGTAAGCGGGTCACTGACCGTCGTGCGAAGGGTTTGCCGGACGCCCCTTACCCGCCAACGGAAGCGTGCGAGTGCTGTGGGCGTCCTGCGCGATTAGAGAAAACTGCGTTGTGCTTTGATCATGACCATGCGACCGGCTCATTTCGCGGTTGGATATGTGCGGCGTGTAATTTGGGTCTCGGCAAGTTAGGAGACACTGTAGCGGGACTGGAAAAAGCTCTCGCGTATTTACGGAGAGTTGTGTGACCGGTAAGTCGCTCGTCCCATACAAGGCGCCGTCGCTTCTCGATGATGAGGGCGCAGGCAGCATTCTCGACCGAGTCACGACCGGCGCGAGAATCTACCTTATGCGTCACGGGCGCACGGCGCTCGACATGGAGAAGCGTTCCGACGGTTGGCTCGATCTGCCGCTGTCGGACGAAGGCCAACGGCAGTTGATCGACTCGCAGCAGATGCTCAAGCAGGTTCCGCTGTCGACGATATACACGCCGGACTTGAAGCGCACGCGCGAGACGGCGGATCTTGTGAAGTCCGGCACGTTGTCGGATCCGAAGATCGTCGTCGACGACGACCTGAAGACATGGAACCTCGGTATCTACGCCGGCACACTGAAGAAGTACAGTCGGCCGGAAGTGAAGCAGTTGATGGACAACCCGAAGGCATCGCCTCCGGGCGGTGAGCCTTACGCGACGTTTCTCGCGCGCTTCCTGCCGAAGTTTCAGAAAATCGCGATCAAAGCGCAGCGCGCTGGCGATCCGGTTCTGATCATCTGCTCCGGCTCGCTTTTGCGATGCCTCGGCAACATGTACCTCGGCGGGGGTGACACGATCGATCTCGACGAGGGTGGTCTCGCGTGCATGCGCCAGACCAGCTATGGATTTACTGGTGAGGTAATTCTGGGTGGAGAGCCCAGCGACGACGCGTACGAGTCAGCTTAGTCTCCTCGATACCGATGGGCAGATGGTTTGCGAGTGGTACGTCGTGTTCCACCGCCGGTACTGGACCCGCTGGTTCTTTCGGGGGCTGAAGAAGGGATTTCAACACGTCGAGCTCGCGCGGCCGATACGCATCGGCCCGGAGATCGGCGATGTCGTTTGGCTCCACATGCTCCCGGCGTTCGAGATGCTCGACGCGGAGCTTGCATTCGACTCGCGCCCTCCGTGGGTGCGCTGCCCCGAGTCTACGGTGCAGAAGGTCACAGCGATGCGCCCGAAAGGGAAGGTGCGCAGCTGGTTTCACATTGGGCCGATCACGTGTGTCGAAGCCGTCAAGTGGGCGCTCGGCATCAGATCGTTTTGGCTGCGAACCCCTTGGCAGCTCTATCGGTACATCCAGAGGCGTGGCGGCGTTGTTATCTCCGAATGATTGGATACAAATCGCACTCGGTCTCCGCGCCCCAGTAGTTTACTTCGGTGGCGGCGGTGGCAGTGGCGGCCCGACGCTGCAGCAGCAGCAGTTGGAAAAGAACCAGGCGATGACCACTGCGGAGCAGAACCTTGAGGAGAACGAGCAGCGCAAAGGAATTCTGAGCGCGGCGTTCGGCACCCGCGTGTTTCGCGGCTCGGCTCTGTCGCGTGCACTCCGGGGCAACACCTCCGGCAATGAAGCCACGGGCGCCCCGAGCGCCACGCAGAGACGGAATTCGAACGCCCCGATTGTAGCGCCGCAGAGCAGCCTGCTGGATGCGCGTGAATCGCGTGCCAGTGGTGCAACGCCTGCAGGCGGCGCAGGCGCTTCGGCGTCGGTCTCGGCAGCGTCGTATGGCGGCCGCACCGGCGGCGGCATCGGTAATCGGTAATGCTGCTCTCGCGGTTGCCGTCAGGTCTTGAGGACGTCGATGCGCTGCTGAAGCGGCGTGCGAACGCGTCCGTCAAGCGTGAACTATGGCGCGCTCTGTACCGCGACGCGTATCTCTACGCTATGCCGGCCCGCGAGACCTTCACGTACCACACCGAAGGTCAGTACCGTAACAACCGGTTGTTCGACTCGACGCTGCAGGAAGCAACCTACACAGCGGCGAACACATTGTGCGCGCTCCTCTTCCCTTCGTGGGTGGAGTGGGTGCAGCTGTCTCCGGGCGGTGACCTGACGCAGGACCTGCTCGAGAAGCACCCTGAGATTCTCGACGGACTACAGAAGGCGACGAAGACGTTCTTCCGGTATCTGAACGCGTCGAACTTCAACAGCGTCATCAGCGAGGCGGCGCAGGACCTGCAGGTCGGCACGGCCGCGCTGTCGTTCGACGAAGGCGACATGGACAACCCGTTCGTCTTCGAGTCGATCCCGACGTCGATCCTCGAACTCGAGGAAGGCCCGAACGGCACGATTGAGACGAAGTTCATGGAGCGCGAGATTCTCGCGCGCAATCTGCTGCGAACGTACCCCGGGCTCGAAGTGTTCGACCTGCCGGATGCGACGCAGAAGATGTTGAAGGATTCACCTGACCAGAAGGTCAAGATCATCCAGTGCGAGATCTATGATGCGGATACGAAGCAGTACTTCGGCGTCGTAGTCGACGGCAATACAATCATCTGGCGTTACCGCTACGGCCAGAGCTGCCCGTTGATTGTGGCTCGTGCTTCGAAGACGGCGGGCGAAACGTACGGCCGTGGCCGTGTGCTCCTGGCGCTGGCCGATGCGCGCACGCTGGACCGTATGCAAGAGTTCACACTCGCGCAGGCGGCCCTGCAGCTCGCCCCTCCAATGACGGGCGTCAGCGACGGCGTGCTGAACCCGTACACGGCGAGCCTGACGCCGAACACGATTATCCCGGTCGCCAGCAACGCGGACAACAGCCCGTCGCTGCGGCCGATTGAGACCGGCGCGAACTTCAACATCACCGAGCAGATGATGAAGAACCTGCGCGAGCGCGTGCGCCGGACGATGCTCGGTCCGGAGCCCAGCGAAGGCCCGGTCAAGAGCGCGACTGAGATCAGCGTGGCCGACCGCAATCGCCTCTGGGCGATGAACGGCGAGTACATGCGCGTCCAGGCGGAGCTGCAGGCCAAGATCGTCGCCCGTGGCGTCTACATCCTTCAGAAGAAGGGGTTGATGCCGAAGTTCAAGATCGACGGGCGCTCGGTGGTTATCAAGTACACCTCGCCGTTCGCGACCACGCAGAACGCGGACGACTTGATCAACCTGCAAAAGACAATTCAGACGGTTTTGTCGATGGGTCCGCAAGCAGGCCCCACTGCGCTTGCGATGGGCCTGAAGACGAAGGACATGCCGGCGTACATCGCGCGCCTCAACGGCGTACCCGAGAAGCTGATCATGACCGAGGACGATCGGCAGCAGCTGGTGAAGGACGGCATGACAGCCAACACGGCGATGCAGGCTAACCAGCAGGATCACGCGCAGGGGATGGCTGCGGCAACCGCATCAGGAGAGCAGGCCGGAGCGGCACCACCCGAAGGCATGCCTCCGCAATAGGAGAAGTTTGAGTGGCCGAGGAGAAGGGCGGCGATTGGTTAGATGAACTCTTTCCGAACGCTGCGAAACAGCGGGCGGAAATGCACGAGAAAGGTCTCGTGTTTGCCCAGAAGTATTTGGTGTTCGCGGGACCGACAGCGGATCCGCGGGCACGCGAGTTGTTTGATCACTGGACCAGCACGGTGCGCATGGCGCGCCTCGGTCGATCGGCAACTGTGCAGGAGTTAGCGGCGCACAACGCGCTGCGAGAGTTCGTGGAGGGCATTCGCGCCCAAATCGAATTCGCAATGGCGAACGTGCAAACGATCGCGCCAAGGAAGAACGATGTCTGACCCCACACCCGCCGCGGCAGTTCCTGCCACACCGGCGGCGGCGCCAGCACCGGCAGCGGCCCCACCGGCCGCCGCTTCTGCTCCAGCTCCTGCCGCTACTCCGCCGGCTCCTGCGCCGGCACCCGCCCCAGCTCCTGCTCCGGCAGCCGCTGAAGGCGAATCACTGCTTCCCGCGGAACCGGCAGCGCCGGCGCCCGCCCCGCAAACCGAAGCGGAGAAGATCGAGGCAGCCCGCAAGCTCGTCAAGGAAGCCGACGCTGCTGCTGACCCGAACAGCGGCAAAGCATGGCTCCTGAATGACGGCGTGATGGGCCAAGGCGAGAAGCCCGGCTGGTTCAAGCAGGACAAGTACAAGACGGTCGCTGCGCAGGCGGAAGCCTACGTGGCGCTCGAGGGCCGCTTCGGTGCCTTCACCGGCGCGCCGAAGAATGCCGAAGGGAAGATCGAGTACACGTACACACCGCCCGAGGGTGTCACGTTCACATCCGATCATCCGATCGCGCAGGGATTCTTCGAGTGGGCGGGCAAGAACCAGCTGAGTCAGCAAGGGGCGACTGAGCTCCTGAATCAGCTGGTGGCGTACGAGGCGGCACAGGTCGTTCCGATGTCGGACGTCAAAGCGGCCATCGGTGCGGATGCTGATACGCGCATCGCCAACGTCGCCGCATGGGGTAAGGCGAATCTGGGTGCAGAGGGCTATGCCTCGCTGCGCGCCGCGCTGACGCCCAGCAAGCAGACGGCGGCTGTGTTTCAAGTCATCGAGCAGATGATCGGCAAGAGCGCGCAGGCCCGGATCCCGACTCCGTCGCGTGAAGGTTCTGTGCCCGCTGGCGGCGCTGCTGGCTTGGATGCGATCCGCGCAGCGCACGGCGAGAAGACCCCGGACGGGAAGCTGAAGGTCGACGTCGACCCGAAGTACCGCGCCGATATCGAGAAGCGATACAGAGACTACTACGCAGGTCAAGCAGCGTAGTTTGATTCGCACTGGGGAATCGTAGTGACCCTACGATTCTCCAGACAGAATCAAAAGATTCCGGACGATCGCGGGGACCTTCGCAAGAAGCCCGCAACCCAATCGTTCAAGGCGAGAGAGGGCCGGGAGACCGGGACCCCGATTGAGCTGATTCGCCGTGGAAGCCGGCGCGTTGACAAGACTCTCCCTCAACCAATCAGGAAACACCAATGAGCATTCATCTGGGTGGCACGTATACCGCCACCACGAACGCTGCGATTGCCGCGTTCGACACAGAGGTGAAGCTGGCCTACCAGGGCGAAGGCGTACTTCGTCCCACGGTGCGCGTCAAGTCAGGTGTGGTCGGCCAACAGTTCGCGTTCCGTAAGATCGGCGCGAGCGTGGCCTATCAGCAGACTGCGTCTGCCGAAGAGATCACCCCGAACGACACCAGCCACACCAAGATCTTCGCCACGCTGACCAGCTGGCGCGTAGGCGACTACACCGACCTGTTCGATCAGGCGGAGACCAACATCGACGAGCGTACGTACCTGGCAAAGGACAACGCGAAGGCGATCGGTCGTACCGAGGACCAGCTGATCATCAACGCCCTCGCGGCGGTGAGCAATGCTGCCGGCACAGTAGCTTCCGGCTACGGCGGCACGAACACCGGCTTGACTGCGGACAAGATCCGTCACTCCAAGCGCTACCTCGTGCAGCAGCAGGCTTCCGGCGGCGATCACTACATGGCGATCAATGCGATTGCTCTCGAGACGGCTCTGGCCGAGATCGAAGTGACGAGCGCCGACTACCAGACCATGCGGCTTCTGACCGATGCCGACATGAACAACAAGAAGGCTTTCGGCTTCACCTTCAAGGTGATCGAAAACCGCGTGGAAGGTGGTCTGCCTGCAGGTTCCAGCAACGTGACCGAGTGCTTCGCGTATGACCGCGCGGCCGTAGGTCTCGCAACGGCGATCGAGCCGCAGTCCCGGGTCGACTACATCCCGCAGAACAATGCGTGGCTGTCTCAGTCGATCTACATGGGCGGCAGCGCGATCATCGATTCGCTGGGTGTCGTGGTCGTCAACGTGTACGGCGTCTAAGCGCTGCGCACCTAACACAGGAACACGACAATGGCTTACAGCTCATTCAACACGCAGTTCACTCGGGTCGGTCCTCCGAATGATCTCTGCCCGACCATTTGGACCTATGTCACGACCGACACTCTGTCGGCGATCGACCAGCCGGGGTACTTCAATGCCCTGGCCCCGAAGCTCAAAGCAGGCGACCTGATCTATGTCAGCTCGGCCAGCTCGCCTTGGGTCAATGCGTTGATCCCGGTCAAGTCGAACTCGCGGAACATCTCGGCGAACCCCCCGGTTGCGGGCGTCGTTGTGATCTTCAGCGGCTTCACGCTGACCACCTCGGCCTGATCCATCTGGGGCGGGGACTTCCACCCGCCCCATCTTTTCTGGGAGTACGACGTGACACAGCACTTGGTGAAGTGGACACCGTTCGACTTTGCATGTCGACTGCGCTCACTTCAGCAAGGGTCGTTGAACGTCGGTAATACACAGCAGAACCGGCTCAACTTACTCGCCCTAGCGACCGCGGAAGCGAATGCAGGTGCCCGTTGGGCGAAGTGGAATGTGACTCGCGCGGCCAATACGGCTCCGCGTTCACTGTTGATGATCTTCGTGCAGAACGTTCCAGGGTATGTACCGCCCGTAGGCACGAACGACTGACGCCATGCGAACGATGCTGGTCGTGGGAAGCGCACCATGCTTGTTCGAGGACGTAGAGCGCGCACTGAAGCTCCGTCCGCTCGCGAGTCTGATGTTGGTCAACGGCGCGTGTACCGCGATCGAAAACGCGGAGCACGTCCTGGCGGGCCACGAAGAGAAGGCCGAGATGTTCGCCGCGGAGCGGCGGCGGCGCTTCCCGAACGCACCGCCTTGGCAGTTGCACGCTTGCTGCAACCTCAAGCGACTCGACCTGTACCGGTCAATGTTCCCCTCGGTCACCCGCTGGTGGCCGCACGAGAAGGGGACGGGCGCAACGTCCGCCAGCAAGGCCGTGAGGCTCTGCTTCGACATGGGCGCCGACGAAGTGATTTTGTGTGGTTGCCCGCTGGACCAGCCTGGCTACTTTCCCGGCGAGGCGAAGGTCCATCAGCAAGTTAGTTGTGAGCGCATCGGCGACCACGGCATGTCTCGCATCGGTATCCCGGTGCAGGAGACGCGAATCATCAAAGCGTATCGGACGCGCTTCAAACAATTGGCCGAAGGCGAGTTTAAGGGGAAGGTGTTTTCAATGAGCGGGTTTACCCGCGAATGTCTTGGCGAACCACAGTAGAGGAAATTTGACGTGGCAGTAAAGCCCCTTAACAAGGACAAAGACGGTTCAGTGCTGGACACGAACGTGACCACACTGACCACAACGGTTGCGAATCTCGGCAACAGCCCGGCGAAGTTTGCTGCACAGGCAGCGCTTGATCAGGCCCAGCGTGAGCTCGTCCTGCACTATCTGAACAACGGTCGCATCACCGCGGCTTCTGTTCTTTCGACACTCTCCTAAGAGGTATCTATGGCACTTTGGGTAAAAGTCAAAGAAGCCGCCACCTACCCCGAGGTGAGGAAGGTCTATAAGCGCGCCGGCGGCGGTCAGGGCACCGGCCAGGTCATCGGGCAGGGCCAGTCGCAGACGACCGGCAACCCGACGAGCGCCGCGAAGGGCTTCCTTAACACCGTGAAGAAGTACGTGCAGGACGCCGCCAACGGGCTGAGTCCGACGCTTCCGTCGTGGATCCGCCTCGCTCCTGGCAGTGCACCCGGGCAGTGGCAGAACGCGATTGTCGATGTCACGGCGATTCCGGGTGTCCGGAAGCTCCGCGACAACGGCAAGTGGACCGGCTTCCCGAACTAAGGTAGGTGACGCGTGGAGAAGCGCGTCGTTACCGTTCTTCGGAGCGGCGGCGAGTATGAGCCCAAGCACGTCCTGGCGATGCAACGCCAAGTCGCGCAATGGGCGCCTGATGCAATGTACGAATGTTTGTCAGATATCGACATACCGGGCGTCAAGTGTACACCGCTTCGACATAGTTGGCCCGGTTGGTGGGCGAAGCTCGAGTTGTTTCGGCCTGACATCGAGGGCGGTTACCTCTACACCGATCTCGACAATGTGATCGTCGGGCCAATTGACGACATGTTCCGTACTCGGTACACGACGCAGGCCACCGGTTGGAATGCGCTGATGTATGTGCCGCGCGACGACCACGAGTTCGCGCTCAACGCCAGGAGGGCGTACCGCGAATTCAAGCTTGACCAAGACCGCGGGGCGCTTGAGACCTTCCGGCAGAAATTCAAGTCCGCCGAGCCGTTCGTCCCGTTCGGCGATGCGGGCTTCATGAATCAGTACGTGAGTGGCGAAGCGTGGGAGGAAGTCCTCCCGGGCCAAGTGGTCAACATCGTTCAGTTGATCACCCGATGGCCGTTCACGCATCAGCAAGCGGATCCGCTGACGTATCCGTATAAGCGCCCGCCGCCGGGCACCCGCGTGGTGCTCTGTGCGAACAAGATCCGGCGCCCCTGGAAGTTGAAGCTGTTTCAGCATTTGTACGACGAGGGAGAAGTATGAAGATTGCAGTTACCGGCCACCTCGGCACGATCGGTCGTCCTCTGGTCAGCGCGCTGCGCGCGGCCGGTCACGAGGTGGTTGGGATCGATCTGCGGCATGACGCCGACGGCGTGCGCGCCGACATCGCGAATTTTCAACAGCTCGCACGCGCCGTGCCGCGCGGCATCGATCTGATGTATCACCTGGCTGCGGAGTTTGGCCGTCACAACGGCGAGGACTACAACCAGCAGCTGTGGCAGACCAATGCGATCGGCACGAAGAACGTGCTGCGTCTGCAAGAGGTGAGGGGATTTAAGCTCATATTCGCCTCAAGTTCTGAGGTGTATGGCGAGCGCAAGGACACGCTGCTGACCGAAGATCTGCCGCTGTCCCCGTTCTACCTTTCGAACGACTATGCGATCAGCAAGCTCGTCAACGAGGGGCAGATCCACAATGCGCGGCAGCAGTGGGGCAATCAGGTGATGACGCTGCGCTTCTTCAACGCCTACGGCCCCGGCGAGCATTACCACGCGTACCGCAGCGTCGTGTGCCTGTTCGCTTACCGGGCGCTCAAGGGGATCCCGTACGACGTGTACGAGGGATACCACCGGGTGTTCCAGTACGTCGATGACTTGGTCGCGACGCTGGTGCGTGCGGCCGACCGATTCCACGACGGTCTGACGATCAACGTCGGCGGCGAGGAATACTGCTCGGTCCGCCAGCTGCACGAAGAGATTTGCAAGTACGTGCCGCAGGCGGCGTCGCTCGCACGCTTCCTCCCCGAGGAAAAGCACAACGTCGTCAACAAGCGACCGTGCATCGCGCGGGCGTTGACGATCCTCGGGCACGACCCAACCACTCGCCTCAAGGTAGGCGTACCGAAGACGATCGACTGGTTGCGACAGACGTACGGTCTGTAATGCGCCCGCTGTCGGTTTGCATGCCGTACTTCATGCGGCCGCGCGAACTCGCGCGTTCGCTGGCGGCATACGACAAGGTCTACCCGGACTTCGATTTCGAGTTCTCGATCTGCGATGACGGCTCGGAGATTCCGCTGCCGGAGTACGACGACCAACGGATCAAGATCACGCGCTTGCCGATCAAGCGGCGTGCGATGAATCCGGTGGTGCCGATCAACCGCGCGGTGCGCGCATCGACCCGGGACGTCATCGTTCTGACCAACCCCGAGATAGAGCACCGCGATCGTGTGCTCGACAAGATGCTGGACGCGCTCACCGGGCCGAACGACTACGTGATGACCGGCTGCCGCGACACCACGCGCGGCGACTGGTTCGCCGGCCCCGAGGCGCCTCGTTGCCCCGTCGGCGGTCGTAAGCCGATACCGCCCGGTACTGAATTGCATTTCGCGGTCATGTTTCATCGATCGTTGTTTGAGCGAGCCGGGGGCTTTGATGAAGAGTTCAGAGAGCTTCCAGGCTGCGACGATAACGACTGGCTGTGGAAGCTCTGGTCACTCGGTGATGTGAATTTCAAATACGTACCTGGCGTTGTATGGCATCACAAGAGCCCGCGCGGCGCCTGGACCGGATCATTGGAAAAGTCGTTCGCACGATTGGATGCGAAGTGGGGCCATTTACCGGAGTACCAACGTGCCGCGCAGGGACGTTGAGAAAAAGCGGGCGTACGACAAAGCCCGCTATGCCGCTCAAGGCGAACAAGTGCGTGCGCGTAGACGGGCGGAGCACGCCGTGCGGAAGCAAGACCCGACGTACCGAATGAAGCAGCGCAACTGGACTCGCGCAGCGATGTGGCGTCGCAAGGGTATGCCCACACCCACACGGCCGGAGCCGAGTTGCTGTGAGATTTGCAAGCGGCCACCCGGTAAGCATCGACTCGCATTGGATCACGGGCATGAGTCTGGAAAATTTCGTGGGTGGCTGTGCCACAACTGCAATGTAAGTCTCGGGTTGTTCGCAGACAACCCAGCGTGGCTTGAGCGAGCCGCGCAATACGTACGGAGCGAAGGAGAAGCGTGCGCATCGTAACAGTGTTCAACTCGCGGCCGCTCCACGGCACTCAAGAGTATCACCCGTCGCACGTGGTCGCTTTACAAGAGCAAGTAGCGAAGTGGGCTCCCGGTGCGCAGTTCGAGTGCCTAACCGATGTCCCTATTTCAGGCGTGCCGACTCTTCCGCTCCGGCATCGGTTCCCCGGTTGGTGGGCGAAAATGGAATTGCTTTCGCCGGAAGTACCGGGCGATTTCCTATTTATGGATCTCGATACGGTTCTCACCGGACCGTTGGATGACATTCTCGCCCAGCGCGAGCTGACGTTGCTCCGTGATTTCTATCGAGACGGAAAGAAATACAAGGAAGGTCTCGGCGGCGGGTTGATGTATCTGCCGGAGGAGTCTCGCGCCCCCGTCTGGAAATATTGGATGACGAATCCTGCGTACAACATGAGGTTGTACAGCCGAGGCGATCAGTTCTTATTCGAACGTTTCTGGCTGCAAAGCGCTAAGCGTTGGCAGGACGTAGTCCCCGGTCAAGTTGTTAGTTGGAAGGTTCATTGCGTGGGGGACATCGTTCCTCCGAACGCGCGTCTCGTGGCGTTTCATGGAAAGCCCCGGCCCTGGGGAGTGGGCAAATTTCGCGAGCTGTATAAATGACCGCACCCGCCCCGATCGTAAACCAGACGAAGCTGAGCATGTGCTCGGCGGCGCTCGTCCTGTGCGGCGAGAAGCCGATGAACTCGCTCACCGACAACCGCTATGGCGCGGCAGTCTGCGCAGCGCTCTTCGATATGGTGTACGAGAACGAGTTGCAGAGCAATCGCTGGCGCTTCTCGTGCAAGAAGGGGCAGCTCTCACAACTGAACGTCACGCCGCCGAACGAGTGGCAGTACGTCTATCAGCTGCCCACAGACATGCTCATCGGCACGGGCTTTTGGGGCATCGGCCCCGATCGGGCGTATGAGATCTACGGCAACGTCATGTACACCAACATGACGTCCAACCCCGGGCCGATCAATCAATCAACACCTGTACTCACGCTGGACTACCAGTTCAAGCCCGACCCTTCGACGGTTCCGTCGTACTTCTCCCTGCTCGTTACCTACGCGCTCGCGCGCGATGCGATCAAGCCGATCACCGAGTCCGACACTGCAATGACGGCGATGACGGTCAAGTACAACCGCCAGCGCTCGATTGCGATGTTCGCCGATGCGCAGCAGCGCCCGAACCGCCAGCTGCAGCACAACCCCTTCGTTCAGGTTAGATAGTGGGTCAGGAGATCCAAACCCACAGCGTCCAGAACAACTTCCTCTCGGGGGTTCTGGACTCGAGGGCGCAGGGGCGTGTCGATACGAGCGCCTACATCTCGAGCATGCTCAACGGCACGAACGTCGAGATGGTGCATCTCGGCGGCGTGCAGCGTCGGCGTGGGCTCGTGCAGAAGTTCGTCGCCCCGAACCAGCTGACCGCGCTGTCCGGCACGTACACGATGCCGAACGGCGGCACGGCTTCTACGCTCAAGCAGACCTGGTGGGGCTCACTCGCAGCGGCCCCCAGCAGCACAACTACGACGACACCGCCGAATACCACAGACCCTTGGGTGGTTGTTCACGTTGATCTGGGCAGCGCGAAGAACGTGCTGTTCGCCGACGTCATCGGCTTGACGCTCGCCAGCGGCTCGAGCACTCAGTTCTGCATCCAGTACAGCACGGACGATACGAACTGGACGACGCTTGGCACAGCGCTGCCGCAGCTGGATAGCACAGCAAACTACACATACCGTCGCACGGCGGGCGTGACGTACCCGGCCAGCTACACGACCGCGCGCTACTGGCGCCTAGCGAAGATTGGCGGCACGAATCTGACCGCCGAGAGCACGCTGACAGCCTTCACGCTGTGGGGTGATTCGGGCACGGTGTCAAGCGGACGCCTGATCCCTTTCGAAGTATCGACCGGCGAGCAGTACATGGCGGTGCTTTCCGACCGCTCAGCGATCATCACGAACAATAGCGGCGCCATCGTCGACTATGTGGCGATGCCGTATCTGAGCTCGGATCTGGCAGCAGTAGACGCCCAGTCGAGCGCCGAGTCGATGATGGTCGTGCACCAGAACTACTACCCGCAGTTCCTGATTCGGCTGTCCTCACCGCTCGCCACGGGCGTAGCGAACGCGAACTTTTACAACTTCCAGACGTTCCTGGCGACCTTCTCGGCGATTCCGCAGATCGACTACGCGGATAGCCTGAGCCCGACGCCGACGTCGGACCTGCAGACTCTGACGTTCACCAGCGGCTGGAACGTGGGCGACACCTTCACAGTGACGATCCAGACGGACACCACCGGTCCGATCACGTATCTGGGTGACAACCAGAACACCGCAAACGCCATCGCCACGGCCGTGCAGGCGCTCTGGGTGGTGAACGGATTCACCGGCGTGAGCTGCACGAGCACCGGCAGCTTCGGCTACACGCTGACGTTCGCTAACGATGCGGCCGCTCCGATAGGTGCGATCGCGATCACCTCGCTCAGCTCCAGCGCGACCGCAACGACGAGCGAGTCGCAGGTCGGTGTTTCCCGCCAGGAGAATGCCTGGAGTTACACGCGCGGCTTCCCGTCGACCGTGACGTTCTACCAAGGGCGCATGTGGTTCGGCGGGCTGCGGTCACAGCAGGAGTCGCTGCTCGGCAGCTGGGTCAACAACATCCTGAACTTCTCGACGCAGCAGGGCCTGGACGACCAGGCAGTGTTCGTGACGATGAGCGGCGTCAATTTGAACGCCGTCGTTGGTCTCTTCCCCGCGCGCTCGTTGTGCGTGTTCACGACCGGCGGTGAGTTCCGCTTCGTCAACGACAACGGCGCTGCGATCACGCCGAGCAGCTTCCCGACGAACCAGACGCAGTACGGCACCGCGAAGCTCAAGCCCGTCATGATCGACGGGAACATCATTTTCGTTCAGCGGAACCTGAACTCGATCCGCGACTTCCAGTTCGATTACACGCAGGACCAGTTCAACTCCCTCGGCCTGTCGTCATTCGCGAGTAACCTCGTCTACAACGTACAGGACCTGGCGTCGTGGAACGGCTCGAATGACGAAGAGATCAACCTCACCTTCGTTGTGAACGGGGTCAACTCCCGGCGTAACGCGCGGGTGAATCCGAACCCGCTGCCCGACGGCACGTGCGGTGTGTTCAACACCCGCAAGGAAGCGAGCGTTCAGGGTTGGACGTTGTGGTACAGCCCGGGTGCGAGCGGTACGGACGAGTTCGCGAACGTCGGCACTGTGGTGCAGAGCGTGTTCTTCCTGATGAACCGGACCCTGAACGGCACCGCCGCGCTCGTCTTCGAGCAGGCGACCGAGGGCACGTTCATGGACTGCAGTACGGGCTCTGTAACGCAAGCCCCGTCCAGCACGGTGAACAACCTCAACTGGCTGAACGGCATGTCGTGCCGGGTGATCGCGGATGGCTTCGTGCTCGACAACGTGACTCCAGTGAACGGCTCGGTCACGCTGACGCGGGACGGGCGTCCGTACGTTGCGACGACCTACGAGATCGGGATGAACTTCAACCCGCTCGTGACCCCGATGCCGCTGCAGACGACGCACTGGGCCGGGGCGTACGTATCGAACCTCGCGCATAAGAAGCGCATCGTGCGCGTGTACGTGAAAGTCGCGAATACGTTGGGCCTGCAGTATTACGCGAACCCGCCGACTCCGGGCGGTGCGATTACGCCGTACACGTTCCCGACCACGCAGTTCGACACGATCAACTTCGACAGCTCTCCCGTGCCGTACAGCGGCATCCTCGAGGTGGAAGACTCCTCGGTGTGGGATCGCGAGCAGGACAAGATCGTGAACTTCACACAGTCCGATCCGCTGCCGTTCTACCTCATGTACCTCGACGTGCAAATCGCAGGCGACCAGTAATGGCATCAATTTCACTACCGACAGCGGCGATCATCGCAGCAAGCGTCAGTGCCGCCGCGGCCGGTGTTTCGGCTTACGAGTCGCGCGAGCAGGGCATCGCCACGCAGCGCATGGACCGCCAGAAGGCGACCGTCGCCAAAGAACAGGCGACGCAGCAGCAGATCAACATGCGCCAGAAGATGCTGGCGGCATTGGCTACGCAGAACGCACAGGCGGGCGTCGGAGGCATCGGCACCGGTCGCGGCACCAGCTTCGGTGCGAACGCGCTACGGCAGATCAAGCAGGCGCAGAACGATCTCCTCGTGAACAACGCCAATGAGGCGGCTCAGACTTCGCTGCTCGATGCTGCCGGAGCCAACGCGGCGGCTGCGGGCACTGCGGGCGCGGTGGGCGATGTGCTCCAGGGAACCAGCAGCCTGTTCAAGTCAGGCGTGTTCTCGGGCAGCGGTGCTCCGTCCGCGGGCTATACGGCGGCCCAGAACACTATCGCGGCAGCAGGCGGTACGGCCTAATGGCTAATGAGCTGATCCCGGCACAAATCGCGAATGGCGGCACCGGCTCCGTCGGAGTGTCCGGCGTTCGCGCGCCCGACTACCGAGACGTGCAGGCCCCGGAGGGCGTGCGTACGGACTTACCAGACAACGGGGCTGCCATGCGTGCGGCTGCGCTGTCTGGGCTGTTCAAAGAATTCGAGGGAGTGAGCTCTGATGTCCTCAGTAAGACTGAACTCCAGGCGGGTACGCTCGCTGGTGCAGCCTCGGGTGCGACTGGAAGCCCGCAGTACAAAGCGGGACTCGCACGACTCACAACCTACGGGCAAGCCTTCAACAACGCCGCCACCGGCGCCTATGCGGTCGAAGCAGAGGCGCACATTGATGATACTGCGGCACGGCTTCGGGTTGAGGCAAACAATAACCCCCAGACCTTCTACGCCACCCTCACTGCCGCCCGAGACGCCGACATAAAGAACGCGCCGGCTATGGCCGTGCCGATGCTCACTGAGAAGTGGAACACGGTGCTGGCGAACGGCATGGCGGCGATCTCCGGCGATCAGGCGACCGAGCAGCGGAACCTCCAGCGCCAGACCTACAGCGTCGGCATCGATAGGCAGACGAGTCGCGTGGCGATCCTGCAAGGCTCGGCCAACCCCGAGGATCAGCTGAAGGCGCAGGACGAGCAGGTCAAGCTCTCGCTTCTGATCGATGGCGGTAAGAACGCGGGCCTGTACAGCGAAGCCGAAGCGACGGCGATGCATAGCATTGCCGCGCGTACGATCACGGCTCAGGTCTTCTCGACGCAGGTCGATCGTGAGCTTGCCAACCCGGATGGCGATCCGATGGCACTGGTCGATCGCTTCCGTAAGATGCATATCGATAACCTCGCGGACCCGAATGCGCATCCGATCCTGGGTGAGGATGAGTTCAAAAAGCTCATGCAGGATGCGACGACCAAGATCCGTGAGTACCGCCTGACCGAGGAGATGGAGAGTGCGCGCGGCAAGGCGGCCGAGGCGGCGCGTCTCCAAGCGGGCGATGACAAGTACACGGAGCTTGCGCTTCGCGGTCAGCTGACCAACAGCATGCTCGCCGATGCCGTGGCTTCACACAACCTCAAGAGTGAACGGGCGACTGCCTTGTCAGCTTGGCAGGTCAATCAGGTCAACAAGGAGCCGAAGAGTAATCCCGGCAACTATCTCAAAGCGCTGCACGATCCGGACATGCTTGATGTTGATGCGCTCGAACTGTCGTCGCGCTACAACCTCAACCAAGAAGATACGCTGAAGCTTTACAAAGAGCAGCAGAAGCAGATCACCGGCCTGGAGGGGACGCCCGAGTACAAGGATGCGTTCACTCAGATGAACGCGGCGCTCAAGATCGCGCCAGGCACTCCGTCGGCGATGCTGACGGACGAGCAGAAGCTCGCGATCGTCAAAGCCAAGGCTGATTTCACCACGCGCATCAACACGGTCGATCCGGCGCACCGGCGGCAGCAGGCAGGCCCTGTCATGCAGCAGGTCATCGACGGCATCCACAAGACCGAGATGCAGAATCAGATCACTCAGCTCCAGAGCGATAAGGACACCACGATGCGCCTCCACGGCCCCGGCGGTTCGGATAAGCAGTGGGATGCTAAGAAACTGAAGGCGTACATGGACGATAACGCTGCGCAGATCAAGGCGCTGCAGTCGCAGCTCTCGGGGAAGTAAATGGCCGTTCCTTCTGATTACGCAGCGCGAACGGCTGCCTGGAACCAGCAGTACGACCAGCAGCAGGCTGATGAAACGGCGAAAGCCCAGCAGGAACAACAGAAGGGCCAGGAGCCTTCGCTGTTGCAGCGGTTTGCATCTATCGGGCGGGTGTCCTTTCCTATGCTCGATACGGCGATTTCCGCCGCTGAGCACTTCGGCGACACGGCGTTCGGTAAATCGAAACTGGGGCGTGCCGACCGCGACGTTGCTAGTGGGTTGACCTCCGGAGCGGTAAACACGGCGGACTTTGTTCACTCTGTAGCCGACCATGTCGTGAACGTAGCGAAGGGGAGCACTACACCTAACGATGAGCTGGTGGAGGAGCAGATCTCGGGCGATAGCCGTGCCGCGGAAGATCGGATGCGTTCGCTCGAGGACCAGCCTGCCAGCAGCCCCATATGGGACCACGCCAAAGCTGCGGTTCTGGATTTCCGTGACGCGGTGGCGGTGAAGGACCCGACGCTCTCAGACAACCTGCTGCAAAGCGTTGCCCAGCTGGCGGGCCCGTTTGCTGCCTACAGTCGGGCCTTTGCAGGGTACCAAGGCATAGCCAACACGGTTGCCGCAGGCGCGGTCACCGATGCTACTGCGTTGGCGCCGAACGCGCCGCGCACGGCCGACCTGATCGCCCTCGGGCAGCATACCGAAGGTCTGTTCGGCAAAGCGCTGCGCGCTATGGGTCCGTACGGGTTGAACGCATACATCAACTTCCTTGCGGCTGATCCGAACGACAGCGAAGCCGAAGCGCGCTTCAAGAACGTCCTAGACGGGATGAGCGCGAATCTGATCGCCGTGCCGCTAATGCACGCTGTCGGGACGACACTGAAGTACACGGCCCTCGGCACGCGCTACATGGTTGAGAACGGCGTCGGCAGCGCGGGCGATCTCGGGCCGAAGCCGCTCAGCATGCAGGAAGGGAAGGTCGGTTTTCACGGCACTCCGAACGCGCCTTTCAGTGAGTTCAATAACTCTCGAATCGGAAGCGGGCAGGGCGCGCAGTCGTTCGGGTACGGACATTACATCGCGGAAGCCGAGGGCACCGGGGAGACGTACCAAAAGTCGCTCTCTGGTCGTATGAACAACTCAGCCGCGCTTTCGGACGCGCAGTCAGCAGTAAAGCAGTTTGGCGGCGACAAGGTGCGAGCCTACCAAGAATTGACGGAGATGGCGGCCAAGGAAAAGGACGCCGGATTGCGCATGCGGATGCAGAACTCCGCTCGGATCATCAAGAGCGGGAACGTCGACAACGGCAAGGGCAGTTTGCTGCGGGTTGAGATCGACGACAAGCACATCGCCAATATGGTCGATCTGGATAAGCCGCTCGCGAAACAGCCCGAGGTCCTCAGCAAGATCCCGATGAAGGATCAGAAGATCCTGCAGCAAGTGTTGGACGATCACGGCCAGGATCTTCAGCTCGGCGAGTTAACGGGCAACGAATTCCGGCAGCTGATCGAGCGCGCCCACAACGAGAACTACCTACCAACGCCCGAAGGCAAGTTGTACGGCTCGGCTACGGGGAATGCAGCGGCGGATGCTTCCGAGTACCTGAGCAGCCGCGGCATTCCCGGGCACAAGTATCTCGATCGCGTTTCGCGTGTCACCGGCGAGGGCACACGCAACTACGTCGTGTTCGACGGCAAGCACATCAAGGTTCTGGGGAAGAAGTAAGCCATGCCAGATTTCGGTTTAACAGAAGCGTTGGCGGCGGCCCTCAAAGCGACCGGCCGCGGGGCCGACGAAGCCGGCTCTGTGATGCGTCCTGGTGAACGTGCGCTCGCCGCGCAGGCTGCCAAGACGGGTCCGGCTGCTCCGGCCGTGCCCATCGCCTCGGCGCCCCTGGAGGCTGTAAAGCCGCCCGGTAGCATCCAGGCGCCGCAGATCAACCCGTCGGTGCCCGCGGGCGACGTGCCCGCTGCGCAGTCTCCACAGGTCGCTGCGGCAGCCGATAACAGCGTCCCGGCGCCTGAGCCGGTTGCCCAGCAGACGGCTGATGGGATGCCGCCCTCGGGCGCTCCCGCGGCCCCAGAGACGCCTGTAGCCCCGCAGACGCCGGCTCCGACGCTGGACACGGCTGACCCGCGCAAGGCTGCCATGCCGCCGACGGAGGCCCCGGCACCGGTGGACGACGTCAAGGCTGCGGCCACTCGCTTCGTGCAAGCGAATTTGACAGAAGTCAAGGGGTCAATCGACATGACCCACATGCCGAACGTCGACGTGATGCAGTCGCCGGACGGTATGAAGGCTGCGATTTTGCAGGTCGCGAACGACAACCGGGAGGCGATTGAAGCCTCGCGCGGTACAGCGGCGACGCACGATCAGTTGATCGGTCTGGCACAAGACCTGTCGATGGATCCGAAGCTGCTCCAGCAACGCTTCGATCAGGAGTTCGGTCCGGTCGCGGATGTCGCTTCCGGCGATCAACGACGCGCCACGATCCTTTCCGCTCGAATCATCGAGCAGAACATCACGGGCAATCTTTTAGCGCTGTCCGACAAGGTCATCAACGGCACGGCAACGCCCGACGAGATCATCCAGTGGACGCAGCATGAGCAAGCGCTCACCGGTTGGATCACTCGCCTGGCAGGCGGCGGTGCTGAGTCCGGTCGCGATCTGAACACTTTCGGCATTCATGTGGACGGCACGCTGGATCCCGCGGTCCGCAAGCACATCGCTGACATCATCGCGAATCAGGATCTGACGATGCAGCAGCGCGCGGCGGCGATCCGGATGGCCGGCAGCCCGAGCGGCATTGCGCAGATTACTCAAGGCTCGGCGTGGCTGCGTGGAAGTAAGTACGCCTACAACCTGCTGTCGCGAGTATTCATCAACGGAATCCTCTCGGGCACCACCGCCTTCAAGGTGCTCTGGAACAATACGATCAACCTCGGCATCAACGCGGGCGACATCGGCGTGGGCGCGACCTACGGGCACCTCGCCGCGTACCTCGGTCGCTATCCGACGGCAGAAGAGGGTGCAGCGTACGAGGATGCCATCGCGAATCTGCACGGCATGATATCGGGCGTAGCCGATGGCTTCCGGGTCGCGGGTCGGGTGCTCAAGACCGGCATCTCGCTGGACAAGGTGACGCGCGCGGCTGAGACCGGCGCGGGCGGCCTTGAAGCGAATGCGGGCAAACCGACCACATTCGCACAGTTCTTCCCGGGGCAAGCTGATACGTTCTTCGGGCGCATCGCCAAGCGGCTCGACACGGTGGTCGATTTCCCCGGTCGCGTCGTGGCAGCCGTGGACGATCTGGATAAGACGATCGGCTACCGCGGCTATCTCACCATGATGACTATGAAGGAGATCCGCGCGCAGATGGCCGCAGGCACGCTGCTGCCAGGCGATGCCGAACAGGCTGTGCGCGAGATGATGCAGCACCCGACTCCCGAGATGGAGCAGGCGGCTGAGGACTGGGCGCACCGACAGACCTTTCAGACGCCCTGGACTCCGGGCGGCGCCGGCGAAGCCTTCCAGACGTTCCTGAACAAGGCACCGCCGCTTCGCTTCATCTTCCCGTTCATGCGCACGGCGACGAACATTTTCAAGCAGAGCTTCGTTGAGCGCACGCCGCTGGCAGTCCTCTCGGCACGACTGCGCCAGCAGATCGCCGCGGGCGGCATGGAAGCCGACATCGCCAAGGGACGCATCGCGACCGGCACTGCCTTCACTTCCATGATGGCCTGGATGGCGATCAACGATCGCATCACCGGCGGGGCACCGAAGGACGCCAAAGAGCGAATGATGTGGGAAGCGGATGGCCGCCAGCCCTACTCGATCCGCGTGACCAATCCGATCACCGGCAAGGACGAGTGGATGTCCTACCAGTGGTTCGAGCCGATCGCATCGCTTGCCGGGGCGACGGCCGACGCGGTGAAGGTGCTTTCGTACATTCACGGCGATAGCGAGTACGACTCGCTGCAACCGCACGATGCATGGGCGAACCTTGCGATTGCACACATCGTTGGGGCCGTGATCGAGAACGTCGGCAACAAGACCTTCATGCAGGGTGCGGCCGCGTTCTCGGAGATGTACAACGATCCCAAGCGGGCGTTTGGCATGTGGGCCGATCAGATGGGCGCGAACATGATGCCCTATAGCGGACTCACCAAAGAGATCCGCAACTTCCAAGATCCGTATCTGCGTCAGGCGTACACGCTGATGGATAAGATCACGGACGACCTGCCGACCATCTACGGCAAGCTCGGCAGCAAGACGCTGAATGCCCGACTCGACTTCTTCGGTCAGCCGCGCGTTCGTCAGGGCAACAACTCGCTCCTCGGCCCGCTCACCCCGATACCGGCCTCGGATGCGAAGAACGATGCGGTGATCAAAGAGCTCGGCGATCTGATGGACAAGACGCAGAGCGTATCGATCACGATGCCGACGAAGCAGCTCGCCCTCGGTGGCAGCGGCACAGGGATCGAAGGTGGGCAGGGCATGCGCCTGAACCCCGATGAGTACAACGACTATGTGCACCTCTCGAGGAGCGAGCCGGTGTTCAAGAACGGCACGCAGACGCTGCACGATCGTCTAGCCGAGACCTTCAAGTCGCCCACCTATCAGAGTTTGAGCCCTGCCGAGCGGCACGATGTCGTCAAGCAGATTATCAGCAGCGCCGACAAGATCGGTGCGCAGCGTTTGTGGCAGATGAACGATGGTTTCCGCGAGCGCATGCAGGCATGGACCGCGGAAAAGAACCGCATCAAATACGGACAGTGAGTATCTAATCAATGGGCATCCCCGCAATCCTCAGTGACGTTCCGGCGCAGACCCCGTACGTTCAGTACATAGCGACCAGCAACCAGACGGTCTTCTCGTATCCGTTTGCGATCACGCAGGACTCAGACCTGATTGTCGTTGTCAACGGTGTTACGTTGTCAACTGACAACGGTTACACGCTGAGCGGGGTCGGCAACGATACCGGCGGGAACGTTACTTTCACTACCGGTCAGACGGCCGGCGCGATCGTCACGGTTTACCGCGACATCCCGATAGAACGTCTGACTCAGATCGCGCAGAACTCGGGCTTCTCGAGCACGGTGTTCAACGCCGAGTTCAACAACATCTACCTGCTTCTGCAGCAGCTGGAGAATCAATTTGACTTCGTGCTGACGATCCCGAACACGAACAATCCGGCGCCGACCGTAGTACTCACCCCCGGGTCATACGCCAACAAATACCTGGCATTCGACGGTAATGGCAACCCGACGCCTGCACAGCTCACCTCCAGCGGTTCGATAACCGCAGCGATTTTGGGCGGACTTCTCTATCCCCAGACGGCCGCAGAAATCTCCGCGGGCGTCACCCCCTCCAACTACGCGTACCCATCAGGTGACCCGCGCCGCTACGGTGCCGCGCTCGACGGTGTTTCCGATGACACGGGTGCGCTGACTAACTGGGCGAAGGTGGGAGGGAACCTGACATTCCCGATCGTGGCGACTGCCTTGATCTCCGCGGCAATCCCGCTCGTCAGCAACACGACTATTACGGCTGTTAAGGGTGCGGTGATTCAGACCGCTACGCACGACATTTCGATGTTCCAGGCGACATCGCAGAACGACATCACAATTAAAGGTCTGCACTTTAAGCAGACATCCGCAGGAACAGGAGCAAACATCGGCGGCATTGACTTGATCACATGCACCGATTGCGTGATTGAGAATTGCGAGTTCGAGGGCATGCAGTGGGCCGGCATACGGGCGAGCGGCACGGTGCGCTGCACATTCCGCGGCAACAACATCCACGACGTGCTCGGATCGGGGCAGGACTCGGGGGA